GGAATTGTTCTGCATCCCGTCCGAAGGCGAGGGCCAGTTCCTGCCCGCGCCCTTGATCGAGGCGCGCGCGCGCGCCGATATTCCGGTCGTGCGGCTGAAGGTCGACAACGCCTTCACCTTCTGGCCCGAGCATCTGCGCGTCAAATTCATTGAGGAATGGTGCGAGCGCGAGCTGCTCCCGCTGCTTAAAAAATGCGATCCCATGCTGTCGCATTTCATGGGCGGCGACTATGGCCGCATCTCAGATCTGAGCGTGCTGTGGCTGCTGGCCATCTCGCGCACGACGCGGCGGACCACGCCCTTCGTCGTCGAATTGCGCAATCTCCCCTTCGACGCGCAGCGGCAAATCCTCGTCTATATCGGCAAGCGGCTGCCACGCTTCTCGGCGAGCAAACATGACGCCACCGGCCTTGGCATGAACATCGCCGAAGCGGCGCAGCAGGCCTTTGGGCTGGAGCGCACGGAAGCCGTCATGCTCAACATCCCCTGGTATCGCGAGAACGCGCAGCCGCTCAAAAGCGCGTTTGAAGACGACGCGATCGAAATCCCCGCCGACGCCGATATCCATTCCGATCTGCGCCTGCTCACCGTCAAGGCCGGCGTGGCTCATGTGCCGGCGCTCAAAAGCGGCGTCTTGAAGGACCGCCATGGCGACGCGGCGGTCGCGTTGATGCTGGCCTACGCCGCGACGCGCGCCTTGGTCGCGCTCTATGGCTACGAGAGCGCGGCGACCTTGCGCGAGTCGACGCGCGGCGAGGACCAGGCCGACGCCGACGACATGCAACTCCCACATGAGGGCTGCTACTGATGTTCGAGTTTCTCAAGGGCCCGACCCCGCCGGCGCAAGCCTTCGACGCCGACAACGGCATTCACGGCCCGACGCCGATCCTCGAGCGGATGCGCGCGCTGATCGGGCTGGAGGGCAAGCAACCGACCGCGCCGATGCGCGAGGAGATCGCCGAGCCGGAAATGACCGGCGTGCGCGCCTTGTGGGACGTCTCGGTCGCCTCGGGCCTCACGCCGCGCCGCCTCGCCGAGATTTTGCGCGAGGCGATCCGCGGCGATCATCGCTACTATCTCGAACTCGCCGAGGAGATGGAGGAGCGCGACCCGCATTATGTCTCCGTGCTCGGCACTAGGAAGCGCGCGCTGTCGCAACTGCGCCCCTCCGTCGAGGACGACAACGGCGTCGACGCCAAGGTCGCCGCGGCGGTGCGCGATCTCGTCGAGCGGCCGTGCTTCGCCGAAATGCTGGTGGATCTGTGCGACGCCTTCGGCAAGGGCTTTTCGGGGGTGGAACTCGTCTGGCGCGAGAAGGACGGCTTGTGGACGCCGGCCTATGCCTGGCGCGACCCCAAATATTTCACCTTCGACTATATCTCGCGCTCGGAACTGCGGCTGCAGCGGCTCGGCACGATCGACGGCGACGAGCTCGAAACCGGCAAGTGGATCGTCCATACGCCGAAGATCAAATCGGGCATTCCCATTCGCGGCGGCTTCGCGCGCATCGTCGCGTGGGTGTATCTGTTCAAGAACTATTCGCTGAAGGACTGGGCGTCGTTTCTCGACGTGTTCGGCATGCCGATCCGCGTCGGCAAATATCACCCCAGCGCGACGCAGGAGGAACGCCGGAAGTTGCTCCAGGCGGTGATGCAGATCGCCAGCGACGCGGCGGCGATCATCCCCGAATCCATGCTGATCGAGTTCCTGGAGGCCAAGGGCGCGGGAAGCGGGCAATCGACGCCATTCGAGCAGCTCTGCCGTTTCGCCGACGAGCAGATGTCGAAGGTGATCCTCGGCCAGACGATGACCGTCGAGAACGGCGGCTCGCTGGCCCAGGCGCAGGTGCATAATCAAATCCGCATCGACATCCTGCAGGACGACGCGCGCCAGCTGGCCAATACGATCAACCGCGATCTCATCGCGCATTTCGTCGCGCTGAATTTCGGCGCCGGGGCCAAGCTCCCGCGCGTGTCGTTCCCGGTCGCCGAGCCGCAGGATGTCGCGGCGTTCTCCAACGCGATCGCGCTGCTGCATCCGCTGGGCCTGAAGGTGAAGGCGGACGAGGCGCGGGAAAAGATCGGCATGTCGAAGCCGGAGGAGGGCGACGAGCTGCTCGCGCCGCCCCAGCCCGCCGACGCGCCCCAGAACAAACCGCCGGGCGACGGGGCGCTGGCGGCCGCCGCGACCAACGCCTACCGGCTCGCGGGCTGCCCGTGCTGCGGCGAGACCGAGCGGCGGGACGGCCGGCTGGCGCTCAACGCGACCGTGGAGCAAGAGGACGAAGTCGAGGCGATCGGCGCGGACGAGGCGCAGGACTGGGAGCCGGTCATGGCGCCGCTGCTCAAGGCCATTTTTGACGCGGCCGACCAGGCGGCGAGCTTCGAGGAGTTCCAGGCGGCGCTGACCGAGCTTTCGGGCGGTCTCGACATCGGCCCGCTGGCGCGCCGCGTCGCGATCGCGCAGATGAAGGCGAGGGCCTATGGACAGGGTTAGCGCCTTCGAGGAGCCGACCTGCGAGCTGCGCTATGTGCTTGGCGTGCTGCAGCAGAAATGGCGCGTCGTCGAAATCCGCGAGCAGCCGGAGGGCGGCGACGCCGAAGTGATCGAGCGCGAGGAATGGCGCAAGGTCCCGGACGCCGGCGATGGCTGACGCCGACCCCTTCGCCCCCGAACAGTTTAAGAAGCCGCCCGCGGAAGTGCTGCGTTACTTCAAGGAGAAGGGCCTCAAGGAGACCTTCTCCTGGCAGGACATGATGCTCGACGAGCACGCGCACGCCTTCACGGTGGCGAAAAGCGCGGGCTTCGACGTGCTCAAGGACATCAACGCGGCGGTCGCCAAGGCGATCGAGGAGCGCCAGGACTTCGCCGATTTTCAAAAGGGGCTGGAGCCGCTTTTAAAAGCCAAGGGCTGGTGGGGAAAGGCGCGTCAAGTCGATCCGCTCACCGGCAAGGAGATCGAGGTTCAACTCGGCTCGCCGCGCCGCCTCGCGACGATCTATTGGGCCAACGTCAACACCGCCTACGCCGCCGGCGAATGGGAGCGGACCTGGCGCACCCGGCGCGTGCTGCCCTATCTCGAATATTTGATTTCGACCGCCGTCCATAAGCGGCCCGAGCATCTCGCCTGGGTCGGCACGGTGCTCCCCGTCGAGGACGAATGGTGGGACACCCATTATCCGCCCAACGGCTGGTACTGCCAGTGCCGCGTGCGCCAGCTCTCGGCGAGCGCCGCCCGCGCGCGGCCGCGCTTTGGCGAGACGCCCGAGGACTTTGGCGAACGCGATTTCGTCAACAAGCGCACCGGCGAGGTCACCCGCGTGCCCAACGGAATCGACGCCGGCTGGAACCACAACCCCGGCAAGTTCCGCATGCGCACGGCGGCGGACCTCCTGGCCGGCAAGATCGACGCGATGGACGAAGAGGCGCGGCGCATCGCCGTCGCGGATCTCACCGGCTCGAAACTGTTCGACCATATCTCGACGGGCGGCTTCTCGTTCGATCCGAAGTCGAGCGACCCGGCGATGGTCGCCCGCGGCGAGATCGCGCTGCCCTTCGCGGAGATCCCGGCGCCGATCGGCGCGAAGCTCGGCGCGGCGGCGACGACGGTCCGGCTCTCGGTCAAGGACGCCCAGGCCATCGCCGCCGAGCATGACGGCGGGGTCGACTACGCGCTGGTGCAAAGGATCCTCGACGCCGGCGCGGTCAAGGGCGGCGCCGTGCGCACGCTGATCGACGGCGTCGAATGGACGCTGGCGCTGCGGGTCGAGCGGGACGGCGGCGCGGTCTATGTCGAGGGGCTTTCGCGCGCGGACGAAGACAGCCCGTAAAAACGCCCAGGGAGCGCGCCGGGCGTTTCGACGCGCCATCGCCCGGCGAAATCCCGCGACCCCATTCCACGGCTTTCAATGGCCCTTTAACGCGCGATTTAACAGGGCCGGTTCAGCAGGGCGCGCCGAAGCCGCCATGGGCGGCGAGATAGGCGGCGGGGACGGTCGGGCGATAGACGCAGATCTTGGTGAAGGTCTTCCAGGGGGTCCAGGAGAAGGCGCCGGCGGCGTATTGCGCGCGCGAGCAGGTCTTGGCCGCCTCGTCGCAGATATCGACCAGCGACGGGCCGGCGGCCAGCGCCGCCGCCAGCGCGTTTTGCGCGGACATCGAATCCGCCGCGCGCGCGGCGGCCGCGCCATTGGTCGGGATCAGCGACGACGCGAAGGCTTGAGCCTCCAGTTGCGCCCCCCAGACATAGGAGGTCGACGCCGCCGCGCCGGTCTGCGTCAGCGTTCCCGGCACCCCGTCGAAGCCATATAAGATGTTCAGCGACGTGTTCGCGCCGGTCGCGCCCGACGCCGAATGGCGGACGAAGCCCGTCGTCAGCGTCGGCAGCGCTTGCGCCAGGATCGAATAGGGCGACGTGGCCATCGTGAAAAACACGTAATATTGCTCGCCGCCCGACGCGCCCTTCTGGAAGGTCGAGAGCGTATAGGTGGTCGACGCCGACACGGCCACGGCGGCCTGATAGACGATCGAATTTTGCGACGAGTTCACGAGGCCGACGGTCGACGGGAACGCCAGTTTCGTCGCCGTCGTCGTTCCATCCGGCGCGGCGGCGCTGTTGGCCGTCACCGTCGGGGCCGCGAAGCCGCCGCCCACCGCGGCCCAATCGGTCCCGCCGATATTGGCGGAATATTCGAGCAGGTTGGTCGACGCCCCCTCGTTCAAGAGCCCGCATGCGCCGATCGAGCAATCGATCCGCGGGGTGTTGGCCGCGACGCCGGTGTGCAGCACGCCCGACGCGTCGATATAGGTCGCGTTGGCTCCGCTTCGCGTGTCGGATATGCAGGCGGACAGCGACGCGCAGCCGACGCCGGACGGGCTCGCCAGCGTGAAGTCCATCGACGCCGCGACATAGGATTTGTGGACCGCGAAACGGTTGGTCTGGCGCGCCCCGGGCGAATCCGCCGCCGCCGGCTGCCCGGCGATCAGCGCCGCGAGGAGGAGCTTGAGATCGCGCCGCATGCTACTTCACCGTCTTGAGCAGGATCTCGACATCCGACGTACTCGAGAACGTCGGCGTTCCGCGCGTGACCGCCAGCACATAGACATTTCCCGAGCCGTCGGCCTGGATCACGTCGGAGACGCCCTGCGCGAATAGGGTCGTCGGGGTTCCATGGCTCTCGACGCTGGTGAGCGGCACGACGGCGACGACCTTGTTGACATCGGCGGCGTTGAGCGAATACGCGGCCTTGTCGGCGAACATCGTGTTGGTCGGATTGGCGTTGAAGACGATCAGATCGATTTGGGCGGTCTGCGCCGATTTGAAATTCACCAGCGCCGCGACCAGCGTCGCCGCGCCATTGGCGCCAAGCCCGCTGGCGATCGTGCTGAGCGCGCCGACGCAATTGCCGGACGCATAGGCAGAGTTCTGGGTGACCGTCGGCGCGGCGGTGATGAGCGCGGCGATTGACGTGACCGCGCCGATGGTGTTGGCGCCGGCCGGCAGCGACGGCAGCGTCGTGATGCTGCCAATGTTCCAGGTTCCGCTCTGCGTCGCGGCGACCGATTGCCCGGACCAGGACACGCTCCAGGGTCCGCCCGATTGCGTGACGGCGCCGATGACATTGGCCCCCGCGGCGAGCGCCGGCAGGGACGCCACGCTCACCGGCTGGGTCGCCGGGAAATTCGACACCGCGACGCTCTGTCCGGACCAATTCACCGCCAAGGACGTGGGCCAGTTGTTGACCGCGACGCTCTGCGCGGACCAGGTGACCGCGATGCTCGACGGAAAGGTGAGCGAGGCCGCCGGCGGGACGACGATCGCGTCGGCCTCGATCTGCGCTTCCTCGGCCGCCGGCGGCGCGATCGCGAAGACATGCGCGGTCCCGTAGAAGGCCATCGACGGCGCCGCCGCCAAATTGTCGCCGCCGATCAGCGTCGCGGCCAACAACGAGCTTGGCGCCGCGCTCCCCTGATAGAGATAGACGCTGCCCTGCGGCATGACGTTGAGCGGGGCGGGGCCAAGGTCGACCCAGCTGGCGGACGTGACGACGATTTGCATGGCGCTCTCCTTGAGCGCGCATCATCGCCGCGTGGCTTTAAATCTTGGGGGCTGACGCCTGTCACCCTCAATCGAAGGTCGCGGCGCCGCCTATTGTCGCCCCATGCCGGCCCAAAACGCAACCCCCCACGCCCAACTCCCCGCGCTCTGCGCGGGACAGATCGTCGCGCTCAACGCGCAGGGCGAGCCGCCGGAGTGGGTGATGCTGGTGCCGAAGGGTCCGCGCGTGGTCGGCAATGACGGCCGCGTGTTCTCGCTCAAGGAGCCAAGCGATGTCGTGAACGCTTTCGCGCGGGCGGGGATGCACCTGCCGATCGACATCAATCACGCGCAGTTCCTGAAGGCGCCCAATGGCGACGACAGTCCGGCCGCCGGGTGGATCGAGGAGCTTGACGCGCGCGACGGCGCGATCTGGGGCCGCGTCGCCTGGACGCCCTCGGGCGCCGCCGCGCTGCACGACCGCGCCTATCGCTATCTCTCGCCGGCGCTGCTCGCCGACAAGGACGGCCGCGTGGTCGGCCTCGCCGGCGCCGGCCTGGTCAACCGCCCCAATTTCAACATGGCCGCGCTGAACGCGGAACAAGGAGCCCCAATGAAAAACCTTTTTTCCAAGCTCGGGCTGCCGGAGACGGCCAGCGAGAACGACGCCATCGCCGCCGTCGACCGGCTGCAGACCGCGCTCAACGCCGCGCAAACGCCATCGCTCGACAGGTTCGTGCCGCGCGGCGAATTCGATCGCATCAACGGCGAGCTGATCGCGCTCAACGCGCGGGTCGAGGGCGACCGGAAGGCCGCGCGCGACAAGGAGGTGACCGCCTTCATCGAGACCGCCGTGAAGGAGGGCAAGGTCTTCCCGGCATCGAGGGAACACTTCCTCGCGCTCTCCGCCACCGACGCCGGTTTCGAGCAGGTCAAGGCCCTCGTCGCGGCGTCGGCCAGCTTCTTCAAGCCGGCCAATCTCGACGAGAGGGCGCTCGAGGGCGCCGAGAGCGTCGCGCTGAACGCGCGGGAGCGCGAGCTGCTCGCGCTGACCCAGCTGAACGAGGCCGAGTTCATCGAGGCCAAGAAGGCCGAGGCCGCCAAGACCCGGACCGCCTGACCCGGGCCGCCTGACCCGCGCCATTCCTCTTAAGGAGACGTAAAACATGACCGCTCTCACGCAGCCTTGCGCGACGCCCACCGAAGAGGGCGTGCGCCGCCAGTTCCCCGTCGCCGCCGGCGCCAATATCTGGCAAGGCGCGCTGGTCGTGCTCGTCGCCGGCGGCTGGGCCGCGCAGGGGCAGGCCGCGACCGGCCTCGTCGCGGTGGGCCGCGCGCGAAAGACCGCCGACAATGTCGGCGGCGCCAATGGCGCGCTGACGGTCGAGGTCGACAAGGGCACCTTCCGCTGGGCCAACGATCCCGCCAACCCGATCGCGCAGGCCAATGTCGGCCAGACCGCCTATGTGCTCGACGACAACACCGTGTCGCTGCTCGGCACGGGCCGCTCGATCGCCGGAACCATCTTCCAGGTCGACGCCGCCGGCGTCTGGGTCACCACCACGCCCTGACGGGCCTAACCAATTTTGAGCCGCGAAGGGCCGTGTCATGATCATCAACGACGACAACATCACGTTTCTCAATACGGCCTATCGCGCCAGCTTCCAGCGGGCGTTCAAGGGCGTCGCGCCGTTGTGGCCGCGCTTCGCCACCGAGGTGCCGTCGGCGACCAAGACCAATCTCTACGCCTGGATGGGCCAGTTCCCGACATTGCGGCAATGGATCGGCGACCGCCAGGTGCTCTCGGTCAAGGCCAACGGCTATTCGATCGACAACGTCGATTACGAGGCGACGGTCGGCGTGCCGCGCAACGACATCGAGGACGATCAATGGGGCATTTACGGGCCGATGATGGAGGAAATGGGCATGACCGCCGCCCAGTTCTTCGATCTGCAACTGTTCACGCTGCTCAACAACGGCTTCACCACCGAGTGTTACGACGGCCAGCCGTTCTTCGACGCCGATCATCCGGTCGGCGTCCTGGGCCAGAACACGGTGCAGTCGGTGTCGAACCTTCAGGCCGGGTCCGGTCCGGCGTGGTTCCTGTTCGACGTTTCGCACGCGCTGAAGCCGTTGATCCTGCAGATGCGCAAGAAGCCGGAGTTCATCACCAAGGTCGATCCGCGCACTTCCGACTCGGTGTTCATGAAGAAGGAGTTCCTCTACGGCGTCGACTGCCGCTTGGGGGCGGGCTTCGGCTTCTGGCAGATGGCCTTCGCCAGCCAGCAGCCGATCACCGCCGCCAACGTCGAGGCGGCGTTCACCGCGATGCGCCAGTTCCAGTCGGATCAGGGACGCCTGCTCGGCATCAACCCGACGGTGATGCTGTGCGGCCCGTCGACCTATTTCGTCGCCCGCGCGCTGATCAAGGCGCAGATAATCAACGCCACCACCAACACGCTCTTCGAGCTGGTCGATGTCGTCTACGTGCCCTGGCTGTCCTGATCGCCCTTTAACGCCGCTTTAAACGAGGTTGACCATGGCCGACGCCAGCACGAACGCCCCCGCCAAGAAAGGCAAGACCGCCGCCGCCGGCGACGCCGGCCAGACCATCTCGGTCGCCGGACCGAAGGAAGGCCGGCGTCGCGCCGGGCTGCACTTTGGCCCGACGCCGAGCGTGGTCGATCTATCGACGATCACCCCGGCGCAGTTCGAGGCGATCAAGGCCGATCCGAAACTGCGGATTTTGGCCGAGTAGTTTTCGTTCCCGCCACATAGAGTTTCCACGGCGGATAGCCGATGGCGATCTGGCACGGCTCGCGAGGCCTCCAGCACCCTTTGGGAACGGCTAGACCGTAGGGGCACAGCCCGTCGCCTAACGAAATCCACGCTCACCCGAGCGCGAACAAGGAGCCCCGCCATGAAGCCGACAGTCGGACGCATTGTCCATTTTTTCACGAAGGACGCCACCAAGCATTCGAACAACGTGGGCGAAGGGCCTTACCCCGCTCTGATCACGCAAGTTTTCGCTTCGGGTCCTTACGTGAACTTAAAGGTGTTCCGTCCCTTTGCCGACGATTTGTATGAAGGTTCCGTCACCCATCTCGATGACGCCAACGGCTGCGAACGCTATTGGGTTTGGCCTCCACGGGAGTAGGACCGATGCCCTACGCCAGCGAAGCTGATCTCGACACCAAATGGGGCGCGGAGGCGGTTTCGCTCGCCGGATTCGATCCGGCGTCGCAGCTGCGCTCGCAGGCCAAGATCGACGCCGCGCTGTGTTCGG